CACTCATATCTGAGCCTCCTAAAGTTAATAAATCACTACTATTTGAACTAGCTCTGCTAGCATCCAAAATTACACTTCTGGGATTAGCAGGTTTGGCAACCAAACCTTTTCCCGAAAACGAAATGTCTCGCAAAGAGCGTCCCACTTTTTTGCCTTCGTACTCTCCTGTACCTCCATACGCTCTTAAATGTTTTGTAAGGAAGGCTGAACCTTCGTTTCTCTCTAGTAAAGAAGCTGTTCCCTTCTCCTCGTCATATATAGAGTAGTCAAAGCCAGCGAACAAACACTCCATAGAAACAAACCATTTGCCTTCTTCAATTTCAGCAATGATTTGATTCATACGTTGTCTGTTTTCTGGATCTGTCCAGCTATTGTAAAGAACTGCTTCTGTAATAATATCAAAATCTGAGGGAGCTTCTTCAGCTTCTACCTTGTTACCGTCTCTGTCAATGACATAACTACCAGTGATATGACCAATGATATCATTTTCATTATGCATTAAGTTGAATTGTTTATCTTCTGGAGTATTACGAGCATCCCACGTAGCTTGCGTAGTGAAAACGTCGTCGTTCTTATTCCAGCCAGTAGATACCAAAACTGCTTTAATATAATATAAATCAAGCTGCTTAGGATTAGCGCTTTCTGCCAGAACTTTATCAGCAAAAGCAATCGAATCAGCATCTACAGATTCGCACAAAGTTGCAGGCGCACAGTAAGCCACACTTGCACTAGCTTGTACAAGATCGGCTACGCCGTCTTTAATTTCAGTTGGATATATATTCATATGTTCCTCTCATCCACATTATACACAAAATCTAGATTTTGGCACTATTTAGACAGAATATGCTCGATATAACAACCAATTATATGTTTTCTATAAGTATCAACATTCATGGTGTCAACACTAACATTTTTTTCGTCTAGAGAGGATTGTAGTTTTATAGGTGTTTTTTTGCCTTCTTTAAGTTTAGCGTGAATGGTTTCCTCGTTCACATCTTGACCTAAATCAAAATTTGTGAAAACGTCTAATTTTAACTTTTCAAGATCTTTAAACTGAGACTTTGTTAATTGTCTTAGATTTTTCTTTTTATAAGATTTAAGATAAGCATTGGTAAGAACGTCTGAAATGGTAGACCAAGAAGACTCTGCGAACACAATAGCCTCCGCAAGACCCGGAGTTGATTTTGGTGTTTCAACCCTTTTCTTTCTTGGACCTTCATCTTTCTTAAACAGTGGCCTACCGTCAGCATCTTTAACATTAGGTATATCTACAACCTTGTCGTCTTTTGCTGGAGGTGTTGAAGTATCCTTATTAGGCTCTGGATTGACATCTTTTTCTGGGGGTGGAGGAGGATGGAACGGTCCAGCTTTTTCAGGACCAACTGTGTCACGCTTTGCCAGCTCCCTCTTGATTCTAATATTTTCAATCTGAGGTATTTCCTTGAATCTTTCAAGTAATGTCTCATGACTAATAATATCTCTATCAGCCAATTGTATAAGAAGATTCTTTTCAGCCGCTTCGTCAGACAGTGACATTTGATCGAACTGTACATGAGCCTTATATCTAAAGCCCATAGACTTACGTACTATTTCTAGCTCTTTTTCCCAGAATCTAACTAATTGATCACGACCATATTGTAATCTCTCAACTAGCGTTTTAAGTGATATAAAGTTATTTGTAAATCCACCCCCGTTACCAGCCATTCCGGTAAGCGTTGGAGGCACACCTAGACCAGCATATATACTGTTAAGGACAGATGTGTATTTTTCTGATCCTAAAAACTTGTGAACGTCAGTGCTAGATTCTTGGAATGAAAGTTCTGGACCCCAAACTAACTCCATAGTTCCACCACCAACATTGCTAGCTAGAATATCTCTAAGTTTATTAATAGCAGCTTTGTTAGGTAAAATCTTGTGATCTAAACTACCAAGTGTCCATAATCTAATATTAGATATAGCGCCGTCTAAAGCAGACATGTCAGCTAATCTCATTTTCTCTAACATTATAATATCGTCAAGAATAGCATAGATCATAGGATTGGCCCATTGTCTCCAATCGTCTTTTTTATAATAATGTATACTAAGCCTTTCTGGGTCAAGCGGTATGTCTTTTTCTCCGCGCATTAAGCTTTGCTTGATTGCTGGTGGTAGTGTCTCAAGCACATGCTTAGGGATGTCCCCCGTCTTGAATTTATCAAAGAAAGAATTAGTTGTAATCGTATAATTTTGAAGACCCATAAACAAAGATAAATTGCCATCTTTATTTTTAATGGTAAGCGGGTTAAAGAAATTATATCTCCAAGGAATCTCTCCCTTTGTAGGATTTGGAACTTCAACTTTAATATCAGAAGACAAAGCTTTCATGTAATTAGTTAATTGTGGAGTAACCTTAGCATAGCTACGATGAATAATTACATTTCCAGTTTTATATAAATTATTTAAAAATCTTTCAGACCTTTCTTTGCCATTGACATTACGAAACCATTGTTGGTAGAATTTTTCAACAGTCTTGTCACGATGGACGATGTTTATGCCCTGACTGCCAAAGTCGCCCATTAGGTCAATGATATTTCTAATAATACCAACTTTATCATAAGCGTCCATACACATCTTAATAATACGTCTCTGTTGATTTGGTACAGCTTCGTCTGGTCGAAATGCATAATAATCATTTTTATTGAATCCGGGCTTGACGGATCTATTTGGTTCAAGATCTATAAAATGTCTATAGTGACTACCTTGAGACTTGTTTAATCCAGTATAGGAATCCACACTATTTGCAAACTTTGAAAAGGCGTTTTCTTTGCTTGAAGAGTCGCCCTCTGTCCATGTAAACATCTCGTTATCGCTCATGATTACCTCAATTGGATTGTAATTGGATTGTACGTTTAATTATACACATCTTTAATGTTCTCCTCAAACCAAGAGGGAGCGGAGTACATTTTATCACCCTTTTTACTAGTGTGACCACCAGTAGCAAAGCCTCCATAAAACTGAGGACTTGCGACTGTAGGCGCTCTATCTAAAGTCCTAGCAGCCATGTTTGCCATTAATAGTGCAGAATACCTATCTTTCCTTAGTTTGGTTTTTCTGCCAGTTCCCACGACTACTTCAGGAGTGTCCCACCTGTCTCTACCATTACTAGTTTGACTTATCTGTATCATAGATAACTCATTTTTCAGTTCTTCTATCTCGCTAACGCATTCTTCTAAAGTATCATAAATTCTATTTTTCATATTATCATCATGCTCAGAAAGAGCTATACTGACAGGATCAAAAAATGGAAACAATAAAACCTTGTCTTCAAAGTCTTTGCGCATACCATGATTTGACTCAGAAAGCCAATCATACTTAGCGAACTGACACATTTCTAGTATGTGCAGACCTCTTTCTCCGTCAGTGTCCTTTTCTTTCTTTTCGTCAATCGTAGGCCATATCATAAGCTCTCCATCTTCAAGCTTATCTTTATCATGTAGGGATTCCATGACCGCAACGCCTCCACCCTGAGCGTCTAGCGCAATATGGATGCATGGAAATATTTTCATTAAGTCTCGTATTTTTCTAGCACAGTATGAATAAAAGTCTGTTTCTCTGACATAACCTTTTCTTACTTTCTCTTTGTGTTCTGTTCTAGTTGTAGTCCAGCAATGGACAACCCTTCTATGGTCTGCGTTTACTTCTAAAACTACTATACTGAAATTATCTACTTCAGATGCAGGGTCAACCCCAAAAATATATTTCTTATCTTTATCACCTTTAAGCATTGACTCAAAAGCTATGTCATCACCTTTACTATCTTTTATAGAACCTTTATCATCTACAACACATGACTCAATTAAGGACCGTTTGAAAAAACCTTGAGAGTCTGTGGTGAAACAAGCCCCATATTCCATTTGATATATACCAGTATGAACTGTAGCCTTAGAACGTGCAACTTGGTCTGAGTCCATGAAGCCTTTAGGTAATAATTCATAAGGCATACGTATAATAGAATATTGAGTCCAATCAAAATCTTCTGGAGGTTTCTCTCCAAATATTTCTCTAAGTTTAGTTTCATCTCCACCACTCTTAATTATAGATTTCCATTTCTTCCAATATGTAGCAAAGTGATTAAAGTCATAATAAGCTGTTCCAGATAGTACGATTTGATTATCTTTCTTGACCTCAACGGTTTCATCCTGAATGTCAACTCCTAGTTCCGCAGCTTTATTTTTAGCAGCCATTTTCTTTACGTTCTCCACAGGATTAGCGCTTACAGCAGCAAAACCAGCTACAACATTTTCAAATATCTCTCTAGGTATAGAAGCAAATTCATCAGCGATAATATCATTAGCACGTTGACCTCTAATCTTTTGACCGTCACCTAAAGGTAAGCATGTAACTGTGCTGTCATTTAACCTAAGTGTGCATCTGTCTGTATCTCTTCTAGGTCCGCTATCACCATCGCATATATCCCTAAGCATAGGCGAATTACGCCAGATAGTTTCCATGTATTCAAATAAAACTTTAGATTGTCTAAAAGCAGCACCAACGATAACTATTTTTCTTCTAGGTAATATTAAAGCTCTAAGAATGGAATACAAAGAAAGCATAAAAGACTTACCAAAGCCTCGACTAGCAATAAGCATTGGAAATTTTCTTTTCCACACTTCATTAAGAAAAAGCGATTGAGAAGGCAATAATTGTATATTAAGTATATGATAAGACAAGAATGACAGATATTCAGGCTGTGTCATTATCCAAGCTAATTTTAGATTGAAGTCATTGGCATCAGGATCTAGCATACTCATAGGGTTAAAGAACTGTGTGTTCACGTTGTCTAACCCAAGCCAAGCTTCGTCGATTTGTTTTAGTTTTTCAGCATTTCCCATGAATTAATCACCTTGTCTGCAAAGCCATAATAAACAGCGTCTTCAGCATTTATATACCAATCGCCTGATTTTAATTTTCTATATAAGTAATTCTTAACTTTTTCTAAATCTGCATTTGAACCATATTTGTCTTTAAAGAATTTACCACTAACGCAACTGTTAGCGTATATATCTATCATAATGTCACATATATGTTTCTCATATTTAGCTAGGTTTTGTACAGTCAGATATTCTCCGTTAGTCGTGCTGGAACCATAATGAGACATGAAATAAGTATTTGGCGTAATGTACCTTGCGTCAGCAGCTTGAAATATTATACTGCTCATGGACTCGGCTTGACCATAAGCAATCATAGTAACGTGACATCTAGACATCTGTATTGCATCATAGATAGCCATGCCGTCAGACCATTCACCACCAATACTTTGCATATGTATAATAATTGGTTTATCAGATTTTATTTCCAAAGCTCTAATGTTCTTGAGAAAATTATTTGACATCTTATACTCTACACCCGGATTTTCATCGTCTGAAGAATAGTAGTTATGTAAAAATATTTCTCTGGTATCTAGATTAGAACCATAATTATGAAGATCGTACAGAAGGTCTTTGTCGAAGTTATTCATGTCCTTCTCCCCACGGTGTACATTTCGTTAATCCTTTTAAATATACTGCTTACAGCTAAGAATGCGGTTCTTTTATCTCCGCAAAACAAAATGTGAACATTATTGTAAAGCTCAAACTCAATTAAGCATTTAAGCATATATCTACCTGTAATTTTTACGGCGGCTTTATTTTTTATCGGTATTCTTGTTTCTTTAGGGAACTTAATTAATTCATCTAAAGAAAATTCTAAAATTAAATACTTATGTGGAAATGTTTCCATTCTTTCTATTTCTCTTACAAAAGCGTGTTTTTTAGAACCTAAGTTTTGAGCTAGTTCTTCTACGCAGCCTTTTCTCTCTATACATATTTTGTCCTCTAAACCCTGTATAGAATAATCGCCTGTATCTAGCTTATGCTCTACCATGCCAGCGCAGGTGTTAAACTTGCTAAAGTAATACCCGTCTTGCTCTCTGGTATCTTTTATAACAGTAAAGTCAGGAGCCTTTTCGTATTTTCCCATTGTTGATTTCTCTAAATAATGTTTCGTAGTGGGTTTCTTTTCCAGTTATAATTTTATGACAGTAATTGCATAATGTTATTCCATTAGATGGCTCATACCTTAAAGCAGATGCGCCAGCCCAAGTCTTTATGTGATGTACGTTTAAGTTTTTCTTAGACTTACAATTAGGCATCTGGCATTTAAACTTATCTCTTTTTAAAACCTCTATTCTAAATTTTTGATAATCTGGATCATTATAGTTTCTTCTCATACTGATATAACTCTGTCTATTCTTATGTCTCTTCTAATTTTCCTGCAAACTATCCTACCTTCTATACTATTATCTTGTTTTATTATTATTCTCATTAGCCGCTTCATGATTTCATGACACGCATCGTCTGGATTTGCAGCCTCTATAAAATAAATAGAAAATGGTAGAGAGTATTCTCGTAAAGTATACTTACTTAAACATCTTTGAACATTTAACAAATCTATGTATATTTTAAAGTTGTGCATTTAGCATTAATTCCACTAGTCCTTCTAAGTCGTATTTTGGTTCCCATTCTAATTTTTCTTTAGCCTTACTGCAATCACCTCTGAGATACTGAACTTCAGAAGGTCTGTAAAACTGTGGATCTATAACTACGTGATCTTTCCAATTTTCTATGCCAACCTTTTTAAATGCTATTTGTAAGAATTCTGATATGGTGTGAGTTTCACCT